ACAGCGAAAATGCGATAGTACACATTTGAACGTGAGTTCAATGCACCATTGCCGGATGTCAAACCAGTTGCGAATGGGTTTGCAACCATGCCGTAACGAGTCTTGAAACCAATCTTTGGTTGGAATGTATACTGGTCAACTGCACGAACCATTTGCAACGGTACGTATGGGCAATAGAAGATACCAGCGTCATAAGGAGATGAACCCTTATAACCAACAGTCACCAATTCTTGGTTAGATGTATAACCACCGAAGTATGGGTCGATATAGACCTTGATACGACCGTGTAACAAACCAGCAAATGTGTTGCCTGTGTCATCAACTTGAAGGTCAGTTTGGAGAGCAGGAGTGTAAGACAACACACCAGCCATAGCCATAGCAGAAGCAACGTCTGATGAAACAATCAGAACGTTACCTTTTCCACGGCGAGTTTGCTTAGCGATTACGTTAGCATCACGTTCGATTTGGAAAATCAAACCTTTGAAACGCTCAACAGACCAACGACCGTTAGAGTCGGTGTCTAAGTCGAAAGCACCAGCAGTAGTAGTACCATACTGAGCACCTGCAACGGCACAAGTATAGATTGTACGGATAACTTCACGGTTGATTTCAGCCAAGATTTCTGTAGACAGAATGTTTGACAATTCTGTTTCAGCATCCAAACCATGGATTGCCTTCAAGTCTTGAGCGAGTTCAAGTGAGTATTCTGCCTTCAAAGCACGTGACTGAGCAGTAACAGTAACTTTCTCGATAGAGAATGCCATTTGTTGGAATGCCAAACCATCGTTTGTACCCAATTGTTCAGCAGTAGCTGTTGGCAAGCCGATACCAGTTGTGTAACTGTTAGCGACCAAGTCAGCACCAGCGTTTGTAACAATGTCAGTTGCGTTGTTACCACGGAAGCCGTATGGGTTAGCAGCAGAAGAAGTACCAGAGAATTCGGTATTTGCTTCGTTGTAGAAAGCTTCGTTGCTGTTAGATGGTGAACCAGATTGTGCGCTGTAACGAGCACGCATTGCGAAAATCAAACCGGTAGGACCAGTCATTGGCTGAACGCCAGCAACGTCATAAGCGATAAGATTTGGCAAAGCACGGCGAACCAAGCTAATCAAGATTGGGTCATAGTTAGAAACACCACCAGCGATGTTGGATGGACCAGCAGCGTAAGTGTTAGTTTCGTTCAATGCCTGAGCATCTTGAGACATAGCTTGTTGTTGATTTTCCAAAACAAGAGCAGTAACTGCTTTCTTGTATGGGTCTTTAATGGCTTCGAGTTCTGGGTGATTCAGAACTGGTGACCACTTTTGTTGTAGTTCTTCTGTTAGAAACATTTAGTTTTCTCCTTGTGAGTTTCTATATTGGTAAATTTTATTTATTTAACCAAAGTTTTAGAGATTGTTTGTGCATATGAGGCGATAGTTGGATCAACGTTAGTGTTGGTCTTCTTTTCTTCTTCGATATCCACTTCTTCGTTCAATGCAGAACTGCCAGATGTATTGACTGGTTGATTGAAATAAGATTCTCTCAATGTTACCAATTTGTCTGCGAATTCTTCGTCAGTAGTAAACTCCACACCCTCTGCGAGTGATTTCATTTTCTCTACTTGAGTCTGCGTTAGGCCCTCACATACTGCATGTATAGCCTCTGTTTTTTTGTGTTCGTTGAGTTCTTTCTTCATGTCAACGGCAGTTTGAATTTGCTCGTTCAATGAAGCTTCCAACTCTTCAACTTTGCTTGTCAGACCTTCAACAACATCCACTTTTTCTTCTGGAATGTCGATGTAGTGTGATTCGAACAGGTCTTTCATACCATTGATGAAAGATTCCACGATTTCAGCACGTAGACCTTTTTCAACTGCCAATTGGTTCTCTTTCAACCATTCTTCGGCCATGTAGTTGATATAGTCGTCTAACTTGGTAGCCAAGTCTTCTTTAATTTCTTCCACTGCAACTTCGAATTCTTCGAATAGAGCCTGTTCGATATCTTCCATAACAGCTTGTGTACGAGCGATAACGGCAGCTTCGAAAATTGTAGTTGCTTTGTCTTTGAATTCTTCAGAAAGATTTTCGCCAGACAACAGAGCATCAACGTCTTGTTCCATTTGCTCTTTCATCTTTTCTTTCTTCATCATCTTCTTAATCATGGCTTTGTCTTCTTTGGCATCCTCATGACCTTCTTCTTTTTCTTCAGAAACTACTTCTTCGTCATATTCAGTTTCTTCTGGAACATATGGTGCAACTGCGCCTGGATTAGTAGGCATAGTTTGCTTTGCCAATTTAGCCTTAACACGGTCACGGATAGAAGAATAATCTGTAGCTGATTGTTGTACTGGTGTTGTACCGGCAGCTGCATCTTCTCCTGGCTGACCTTTTAGTTTGGCCGCTGGTTGTGAACCAACTGGTGGTGTAGCACCTGGAGGTGTTGCTGTTGGTGTACCCTTTGTGTAATCTGGATTAGTATCATCCATTTCTTCTGGTGCATCACCGACTTTACCAACATCTTTGTTACCGTAAGCAACTGACGTAGGCAATTTAGATGGTTTGTCTTTGCCGCCTTGTTTAGACGAAACGTTTGCACCGAAAGTTTCTTTAGCACCTTCGGTCAAAACTGCTTTAGCGGCGTCTGCTAGATTTAAATTTCCCATTTTGAGAATCTCCTTGTATATAATGGATATTTATAATTAAAGTTTTTTGATGAAATTTTCGAATATTTTTAAACTGACTTGTTCGATTTGTTTTTTAGAAGCTTGACGAATTTCTTGCTTTGCTTCCTCTAACTGAACTTCAGTCCAATTACCATTTATCATCATCCACTCTTTACCTTCCATGATACCTTGTACAAAAGCACCAGGCGCAGAAGGGTCTGCTACTATATCTGCCGCTGTGGCTAGACAAAAATCACCTTGAACAACGTTGATACCGTTTTCCATTTTCAGAGAACCCATACCTCTGGACGATACACCTAATTGTGCACCACCTTCAATAAGGTTTCTGGCAATGTTACCCATAGGGGTTTCAAGGATTTTAGCTTTGCCTATCCAAGCAGTTCCTTCTTGACGCAGACCCACAATTAAGTGAGACACACGGTCAAGATTGATAGATGGGGTGTCTGGATGACCCAGTTCACCAAAGGCACGGTGTTTATTAATGTATTCTTCTGTGTAACGATTAACCTCATTACGCATTGTTTCTTCTTTGTACATGCGTTTGTTTTTGTTAACCGCTTCGGCAACAAGAAATGGACCTTCAATGAAGAGGGTTTTCTTGCCGTCTTTTTCTTCTGTTATGTAGTTTACCGATTCGGTAATTTCTTTAATGAGTTTCATTATAGACTTTCTATTATGGTGTTACGCCATATGGTGGGTAATTGAATGCTGCAGGATCATTAAACTGACCACGTTGATAATGAGCATTATCTTTACGTAATTCTACAATCAGAGTGTAAGAATCGTTTGCTGCCATGCCACGGGTTACAATACCGATATCACCTTTACTGTTTGCAGTGCCGGCTGTATTGTTTGGAATTGTTGTCCAATTACCCATACCATCAAATTCGCCATTGCCATTCATAGCAATTAGTGTTTTTGGTGCATCTGCATTCCAATATAATTGAACGTCTCCACCAGCAGCACAATCATACCACAAACGATTCAATGCCAATCCATAATATGAAAGAGCACCTGTATTTGCTGTGGACACTAACAGATTGGCTTTAGAACTATCTAATGCACCATACAATGTATTTGCTTGAATACGAATTGCATTAGATTCTTGGCCCGTACCATCAAAAGATGCCGTTAATTTGATAACTACATGTTCTGTAGTATCTTTGATTATCTGAGATGTATATGAATTTGCCATTTTTGTTTCCTATTAAACTGCAGAATCTTCTACTTCAGCCTCTTGAGGTTGTGCGAAAAGATTCTTTGCTAACTGTTCTTTGTGTGCCTCGATATGAGACATAACTTTATCCTGAATAGCAGAATACAAAGCATCACGCATCTCAGTTGCTTTTCCATCTTCTGCATAATCTACAATTGCTCTTGTTTGTTCTGACATATTG